TATGATCTTTAAATTTATCTAATAATTCAGACTTAAATTCTTTTTCTGCATTTCCTTTTGTTAATATTGGAACTGGCTCATATCTATTAATGGTATTATTCCATTCTCTTTTTCGTGTTTCCCATTTGTTAAATCTACAGAACCTATCTTCTAGTGTAAATAGTAATTTATGTTCTTCTGCAAACTCAATTAGATTTTGAGATAGTTGTCTTACAAAAGGTACTGTGGCATGATAGATAGCAAATAATTTATCTGCTTCTTCTCTCGTAAGGTTTAATTCTTTTTGTAGTTTTATTTTCCCCATTCCATAAAATAAGCCTAGATTAATGGTCTTGGCCGTGATTCGTGGTATTTTAGCCATGTTGGCTACTATCTGATGAAAGTCTGCATCGTCCTTGTTAAATTCTTCTTGTAATGTCTCTGTTCCTGATAAGTCTAGCTTTAATGCATAATGCACAACTATCCGTGGTTCTTGTTGTGAGTAATCAAATGATCCCCATACACACCCATCATCAGGAATAAATAATTCCCTCATCCTTTTCCCCATCATACCTTTTGCTGGAATTTGTTGTAGATTAGGATTAGACATAGAAAATCTTCCAGTAACCGTCCCACCTTGGTCTGATCGAATTTGATTTATATCTGCATGGATTCTACCTTTATGTACAAATCCTAATAAACCTTCAATAAAAGTATTTTTAGCTTTGTCGCATTCTCTTGCTTTTAGAATCATATGCAAGAAACGATTCTCGTGAGTCTTTAAATAATTTTTTGGTAGTTTAGGTGTGGTTGATTTAATTGTTTCTGTTTTAATTTTACCAGTTTCCTTATCGATAATAGGTTTACCTTTTTTATCTTTAAGTTTTTTAGTTCTATCTTTTGTTTTTTTATAGTCAGTTATTTTTTGATGATCTAATAATTTTTTAATAGAAGAAGCCGCCCATATCTGTACATCAATGTGAGTATGTTTTTTAATAATTTTAAGTAAATTATCTTTACGTTTATCTAACCATTTTCCAAGAATCTTCGCTTTTTCGACATCTATTTTAACTCCTTTAAACTTCATGTCAACAAGACAAGGGAATAATTTAGTTTCTAATTTGAATATTTTTCTACATGTCTTTAATTCTTTACTTCCATCCTCTTTATCTTTTATGTATAATACTTCGTCCAAATATTTGGTATCAAATAATTCCCATAGTTTTAAAGTTAAATTTACATCTTGTTCTGCATAATCTTTTACTAAGTGATACGGAAGTTTGTGCATGTTAGTCATAGGATCTTTTATAGTTCCATTAGACCAGTCTAAAACTTTAGCTGTTAAATCATATTTATATTTAGATTCTTTTAAATAATCTTTACTAATTGCATCTAAAGAATATTTCATTCTGGTTTCGTCAATTACAGAAGCTGCGATCATGGTGTCGAGTAAGGGTCCTTGTGGCATCTCTCCTGTTGCTGATCTAATCCAACATACGTCATACATAGCATTATGAAATACTTTGCGTATGTCTTTGTTTTTAAACAGTTTTTCGTTCAAAAACTTCCACGTTTTAGGTGTATTCAGATTGTCTGTCATGTTATGCGCAATAGGAAAATATAAAGTTTGTTTCTTTGTGGCTATTGCTATCCCGCAGACAAAACCATCTTTTCTAATTGCACCTAATCCTTTTGTTTTTAAATTAGGGTCATATGTTTCTAAGTCAATTGCAACGGTATCTATACCTGTTAAATCTAAATCAGTTAGTTGTGGAACTTCACACATTCTTTTTCTTCCATTCGTTATAACCTTTAATCCAGTCGTTGGATTTTCGTTCTTCTTTTTTCTCTGAATAATCACGTTCAATAATCATTTCAATAAAGTGAATTGCTTTTTCTAAATCTTGTCTTTTTCCTTTCAATCTATGTCTCAAGATATATTTTATAACGCATCCTTCGGGATAGAGCAATTCATTCTCTATTACAAATTTACTAGGTTGAATTTTAAATTTCTGATAATGTGATCCTCCGATTTGTTTATCGTATGGTTTATTTTTCATCTAACTCCTAATGTGGTTTTATATTTTCCTGGGCTTTTTGCTAAAGTCCAGTAGTCAAAGATTCCTCTACTGTATGCTGTATAGGCTAGTCTTAATTGAGTATACCAAGCTTCTCTTCGTGTTAGAGTATGATCTACAATAACATTATCAAATGTTAGGCCCTTGACTTCATGAAAATTTCCATATTTAATTTGAGTCTTTTTCTCAAAATCAAAACCTTTTGCTAAAACTTTTTTAATATAAAGTAATCTTTCTTTTGTAGTTTTAGACGGAATCCTGACTAAATAAAAATCTCTATGCTGTTTAGCCTCCTCTTTAAAAACTTTTTTTTGTATCAGTTCATCAATTGTGTAATCTTTGTTAACCCACTCATCAAAATTTAATACTTCTCCTTTTTTTAATCTAACTTTAACTTTACTTCCTGCATACTCACAGAAATGTTTTACCTGAGTACGGCTCATGGGTATACCTTTTATAAAGTCGGGCCATAGATGATGAACTCTTAGTTCTTTTTTAGATACATGAGCTGAATTTCTAACATGTGCATACTCTAATCCGTGTCTATCAAAAAATTTGGTACATCGAGTATCTCCGGGGGTTCCTCTATATGTAAATAAAAATGTTTGGTCAGTATTTTGTATTTTATCTAATAAAATATCTAAATGGCTAGAACCTTCGAAGTTAGATAAATAATAATCGTTGCCTTTAATGGTTTCTCCAACTTGACCTATTCCATATTTTTTAACATGTTTCTCAGTATACTTAGCCGGTGTCCATACTCTATGGGAATTCCATTTGTCCCATATAGGCATAATAATTTCTTTACATTTTGTGTTTATAGCTTCGCTACATCTTAATCCCTCTGTTAATTCATGATAAGGATTTGCTGCAAGTTCATGAAAATATTTTGCATCTGATCCTGCGTATTCAAATAAGGTTTGATCGGCGTCTCCAACTAAATAATAATGACCCTCTTTTACATTGGTGGCCATTTTTTTAATAGCTTTGGTTTGAGGACGATTACTGTCCTGGCATTCATCTATAATAAGTGCATCAATGTCCGGATCTCTTACATCATCCTCCATTTTTTTAGTTTTTTCATTATATGTTTGTTTTATAAAGTCTGCAATCATATCTGTGTAATCACATTTATTATTATCTTTTTTGTATTTTTTATATATTGGAAGAAGTTCTTTAATTAATTCAATACGATAAGGCTTATAAGATTTCTGATCACAGACTCTCCAATACTCATCATAAGTCATACCACGTCCTTTAGCATCTGATCTAAATTTATATAGAGTGTGTTTATCAACATCTGTTGAAGAATCTCTACCAAATAATCTATTTTGTATAATTAAATTCTTATGGTCTTCGTATTTAAATTTGTCTCTAGGTAATAATCTATTTTTACAATAGCTATGAATAGTACACATCTTATACTTCATAGATTTTTTGGTAAACCCTCTCTCTTTCATTATAGGCAATGCTAAAATTGCATCCTGAAGTTGATCTGCGGCAACGTTTGTATGAGAAAGAATAATTATTTTGTCTGGATGGTATTTAAGTAATAACTCTGGATAAAGTTCTTCAACAATATAAATGTGAGTTTTACCTGTACCTGGTGGACCTGCAATAAATCTAGGCTCTATCTTTTTCAAAATCTATCGCCTCCATTTCTTCAGTGTATTCCCCTTCTAAAATTATATCTTCCTTTTCAAGAGTGGGGTTTTCTATTCTCCAGGATACAAGAGATTTTCCCTTGTAATGTCCCTTTATCCTCTTCGCTTTTAATATACCTTGAACACTTAATACTAAATCAACTCTTTTTAAATTTACTTTTTGACTTTGTAAATAATCTTCAAATTTATTTAATTTAAATTCTAAATAGTTCTTTGATTTATTAAACCAAGGTAAATTATAAGCAAATAATTCTTTTTTATCGGTAAAAGCTTTCTCTTGTTTAATGTAATTAGTAAAATGTTTTATGAAGACTAAATCCTCATTAGCTTCTTCTACGTAATCTGATGATTGTGTTCTTGCGTTAAATTTCATTTCCATTATTGCATCAAACTCTTTGCCTTTCAAATCAGGAAGCCAAGCTCGTCCTTTTTCCATAGCCGCATCATAAAATGCTTTTTTATTTTTGAGCGTTGGCCCGTCTACTTTAATTATTTTTGTAAATGGTTTCCCTTGGAACGTTCCTCTAACTGGTACTAAATATCTATTTTGTCCATACTCAACAATATCTCCAATAGCTTCATCTGCAATTATTTTAACATCGGTTAAAGATTTGTCTTTAGCCCCAACCCAACTAAATAAATGTGCAATTGTTTTTACTTCACACTCGAGTATTTCAGCGAGTTTAGGCATTCCAAAAATTCTCTTTGCCTTTCTAGCTGTTGTACCTTTATTTTTTCTACTTTCAGCTTCGTCATCATTGGCTGCTACCGCAAGATTATCAATAAACTCATTAATTTCGTCATCCTTCCAGTTAGTTTGCTTAATTAGTACTCCCGCTATAGCGGTGCAATATTCATCTCTTGAACCTTTTGGTGCATATAAAATACAAAGTGCTGTTGATAAGGCGATTTTCCTTAGGTCCTTATTTAAATCTCGTGGGTATTCCTTTATACCAGTATAATGTTCCCAATTTACATATTCAGGATCCTTGCTATGAAAAGATCCAGGGACGATGGTGTAGTATTGATGTCCACTTCTTATTTCACAAAGTGTTGCTCCATGCTTGCTGTCAAATTGTTCATAATATTTTATTAAATCTTTTGGTAAAGAAAAAGTTGCTTTTTCTAATTGACCTTTCCACCAATAATGACTTTTAGGATTACTTGGTCTACCTGATAT